GCAACATAATTAACTCCAGTTGACAAATCGATCCCATAGGGTATACTATCCTACAAGTCCTTGTCAACCAAAAAAAATAGTTGGAAAAACAATGGGTTATCGAAGAGTGCAAAAAGACTTGCAGCGCCAAAAGAAAAGACGTAATCTTTCAGCGGCAAGCCTATCTGATCCTATGTTTCGTAAGCGTGTTGTGGAATCAAAAAAGATAAAGCATAAACGTAAGCGATTGACAAAAGATCAAATTGACAAAATCTATAACGAGACTGAACAGGAAACGTGATATGAATATCTTCTATCTAGACAAAGACCCTGTACGTGCTGCTGAATATCATTGCGACAAACACGTTGTAAAAATGATACTAGAATCAGCACAGATGTTATGTACAGCGCACAGACTTCTTAGTGGTGAAGATTACTGCAATGATAAAGGTTTGTATAAACTTGCATATAAAAACCATCCTAGCACAAAGTGGGCTAGAGAAGCTTATGTGCAATACAGATGGCTGTACAATCTTTATGAAAAGCTGTTGACAGAATACACAAAAAGATATGGTAAAATACATGCATGTGAAAGATTACGTGCAGAGCTAGAACTGTGTCCTACAGACATAGAGACTAAACCTTTTACTGAACCACCACAATGTATGCCTGATGAATACAAAATAAAAGGTAATTCCGTAATGGCATATCGTCATTATTACAGAGGAGAAAAAGCAGACTTTGCAAAATGGCAATATTCTGAAGCTCCGTGGTGGTGGGAAAACCCTAACGAGTTTACGATATAATGAAAATATACACAAGCGATATAGACTTCGACTCTCTACACCTTGCTGTAGATAAAGCACGTAAAAACGCAAAAGAAGTAAAAGTAACTAGACAGGCACTTATGAATATGCTTATGGACCATGCAAACTTTATTGGTAAAATAAAATCATTTGGTGAAACTGTGGAGTATCCTCAAAATGAGTGAAGATTTTGTTACTATGAATATTACTTCTAAAATGAGAGACGGTGCGTCTAATAAATCAAAAGAGCTAGGTGTTCTTAAACACTCAATAGCAAAAGGTAAAGGTAATATGTATGGCTACTTAGGCGAAGCTATGTTTAAAAAATATGCTTCTCCATTTTATAAAGTAGACACACATGACACGTACGATTATGATTTTATGGTAGACAAAGCTGTACGTATCGACGTTAAAACAAAGTCAACAAGTGTTACGCCGAAAGGTGAGTATGATTGTACAATTCCTGCATATAATACAAAACAAAAGTGTGACGCTTATGTATTTTGTAGAGTTATGCACAGTTTTGACAGAGGGTTTATACTTGGCGGTGTGGTTAAAGAACAATTCTTTGACACTGCTAAGTTTTGGAAGAAGGGAACTATAGACCCTTCAAATGGATATCAGGTAAAAGCAGATTGTTATAATATAAAAATAAATGAATTACAAACGATAAAGGAGCTAATAGAAGAATGTATGAAAAACAAATAGAGTTTCCTTTTATGAAACGAGAGAAAGATTATGAGGTAACAATAGACTACAAAGGTTTCTCGTATCGTGGATATAGAAGGTTAAAATTTAATCAAGAGTCGGGTTTATACAGGTTTGTATATGTACATACTCTGATAGGCCCAAACAAGGAAGAGGTATCCTACATCAAAAAGGGTAGACAGGACCAATATGAAAGTGCTATAGATTTTCAAGAGTACATAGATGATCTTATAGAGGTAGCTCCTCCCCTTTGACACACCTACCCCTCGTCATTACTAGTACCTTTTTTAACAGGAATAAACGATGACACGCTATGTTATTGATATTGAAGCAGATAGTTTAGACGCTACCCATATCTGGGTTGTTTGTATCTGCGACGTGGATAATGATAAAGACATACGCTCCTTTCGGGATGCTGCGTCCTTTGTCGCTGCTGTTGATTTAGAAAAGGATACGTTCATTGCTCACAATGGTATTGACTTTGATTTCCCAGTTTTGGAAAAGCTTTGGCGTATTGAGATTAAAAATAAAGTTGACACTCTTGTGCTATCCAGACTTTTTAATCCTGACCGTTCTGGTGGGCATAGTCTTGGCGCATGGGGCGAGCGTCTTGGTTACGGAAAGATAGATTTTAATAAATTTGATGCGTACTCTGAGGAGATGCGTGAGTACTGTGAACAAGATGTATATATCACAGTACAGTTATATAAACACCTTTTACAAGAGGGTGTAGATTTTTCACAACAAAGTATAGAGTTAGAACATGCTATCGCTGACATTATTTCCCGCCAATCAAGGTACGGCTTCTACTTGGATCAAAAGAAAGCTGTGGACCTGCTTGTTGAAACTCAATCTAAAGCGGACACAATTAAAGCGAACATCAAAAAGTACTTCGCACCAAAAGTAAAAGTTCTACGGACTGATCTGCCAAAGTACACAAAGAATGGCGACATATCCAAAGTAGGTCTACGCCAGTTTCAGTACAACGATATCGGTGGACCCTTTTGGTCTATCGACTTTGAGGAGTTTAATCCTGCATCACACAAACAAGTAGTAGAGCGCATGGATAAGGCTGGCTGGAAACCCACAGAGTTTACACCAAAAGGCGCACCGAAAGTATCCGAAGCTAATCTAGCGACACTGCCAGACACTGCACCGGAACCTGCAAAGAAGTTATCTGAATGGAAGATGCTTGAGACACGCTGGAAAACTGTAGAGTCTTGGCTAAATGCGTTAGGCAACGATGGTCGTGTACATGGTAAAGTATTTACTCTAGGTGCAGTTACTGGTCGCATGACACATGCTGATCCTAATATGGCAAACATCGTTGCTGTATACAAACCATATGGTAAGCAAAGTAGAGAATGTTGGACCGTACCAAGCAATGACTATCGTATCTGTGGCATGGACGCTCAAGGATTAGAGCTTCGTATGCTTGCTCACTACATGCAAGACGATGCGTACGCTGAAGAGGTTGTGAACGGTGATCCGCACACTGTGACTATGCAAGCTTTGGATATAGATGACAGAGCTTTGGCAAAGACGTTTATCTATGCATTTTTGTATGGTGCCAGCCCTTCTAAGTTAGGCTCCATACTTAACCTAAGTCAGTCACAGGGTGGTGTAATACGCCAGCGGTTTCTAAACAACATGCCTAGCCTACAAAACCTTTTAGCGCGTGTAGAGCAAGTTTCAGATCGTGGGTACATTCGAGGTATCGACGGGCGTAGACTGTACGTACGAAGCTCTCACGCAGCTTTAAACACACTGTTGCAAGGTGGTGGTGCTATACTGTGTAAACAGTGGTCTATTTGTATGGACACAGCCATCGAAAAAGAGCGCCTACGCGCTAAATTAGTAAACACTATTCACGATGAGCTACAGTTTGAAGTTCATCAACAAGATGCGGAGCGAGTAGCAGAACTGGCACAGTCCTCTATTCGCGAAGCAGGGCATCTGTTGAAGTTACGTGTTCAGATGGATGCTGAAGCAAAGATCGGATTTTCTTGGGCAGACACACATTAGGGTGTTGACACAGAAGATCGGATCGTCTAAAACGACTACATTAACTCTTATCAAGAAGGAAGGAATATCCATGATTGTATATGGTACAGCTTTTTACCCTAATTTGTTTCAACCAAACCAAATGTCCAATAAGTTTGAAATGAACATTGGACAGTTGGATAAGGATGCTATCCGTGATTTGACCGGAGCAGGTCTTGAAGTTAAGACAGGCGAAGGCAAAAAGGAAGATCACGGTGATTTTATTACGGCAAAGTCAGGACGACGTATTCGTGTCGTAGACGCTGCTGGTAATCCGTGGGATGAAACCCGCGCTATCGGTAATGGAAGTAAAGTAAAAGCTTCTATTAATCCTTATAATTGGACTTATAAAAATAAGTCAGGTGTAGGTGCTGGACTTAATCAAGTTATGGTTTTGGAATGGGTCCAGTATGAAGGCAATGAAGACCTTGAGCCAGAGCCAGATTATGCAAAAGGCAGTGGCGACGAGTTAGACTAGCAATAGTCTATTGGGTGCAGAGTAACCGTCTCTGCGGTATCTAGTGTGAGGAGCGGGTGCTAGATACAATGTCGAGCTTTCGAGCGGTTAAGCCAATAACGACACAAAATAAAAATTGGTGGGAAAAGAGGGAGTGCCTTCACAAGAAAGACTCCCTATTTTTTATAAAGGATTATTTATGTCACATGAAAAATCAATATACACACTGCTACCAGATGTTCGTAATGTAATTACTGATGGTAAAGACAAAGTTGATCCTAAAAATTTACAGAAGTTTGTTGATACTTTAAAAGAAGAAGCGTTACGCTTTCTTGATCCTGAAGAGCGTACACGTTCATCAAAGCTTCGTATGTCCAATATAGGCAGAGAAGATCGTAAGCTTTGGTATGAGATGCACTCTGATCCGATAAAACATCCACCAGAGTTACTTTTAAAATTCTTTTATGGTAATATTGTAGAAGCTTTGCTTTTGTTTATTGTTGCAGAGGCTGGACATACTGTCGAAGATGAACAGAAAGAAGTTAATCTGCGAGGTATAAAAGGACACATCGATGCGAAGATCGACGGCTGTATCATTGATGTTAAGTCTGCATCAAACAAAGGATTTAAAAAGTTTAAACAAGGCACATTGTTTGAAGAAGACGCTTTTGGTTATCTTGGACAGATATCTGGATATATGGAAGCTGAAGATTGTGACGAAGGTGGCTTTCTAGCATACGATAAAAGCACCGGAGAGATCGCTTTGTTGATGGTTGACGAACTTACAAAGATCGACGCATCGGCTCGTATTGACCACCTCAAG